CTCATTAGCACCCCCCGGTGGAAGTTGGAACGATATGGTAGAGATAAAATAGTTGAAAATAAGGCTTGCCCTCGATGAGTGAATTGTCTATACTATGTGGCAGGAATAGGAAAGGTCTAATTAACCGATCCAAAAAGATGGAAACCATTGCCGTCCTGTCCTGCCTTCTTTTTACAATGGGAACAACTGAAATGGGAGTTGCCATGAAACGAATCATCCGACGTCCTTCCGAAGCCCCCCTTTGTGCCTGTGGTTGTGGTCTGCCTGCAAAATGGAGTGCCTTACGCCCCCATCATTGGAATGTTTATTTGCACGGACACTCCAATAGGGGGAAGTTGCGTCCGTGTTTGGAAGAAACGAAAAGGAAAATAGCAAAGGGAAATACAGGGAAAAAACGTACGCAAGCAGTAAAAGAACAAATGTCCCGCACTCGATTGGGAAGGAAGGCGCCACCGGAATGGGGTCGGGCAATTTCAAAAGCAAAGAAAGGTGTTTGTACATGCACCCCCGAACAGAGCAAAGCGATAACAGAATCAAATAGAACTCGCATTGTATCAGAAAAAACAAAAGAACGCATGCGTTTTGCAAGTAAAGACAAACCGAAATCAGAATTGCACTGTCTTCATGTGTCGCAAGCTCTCAGGGGCAAGTACATCGGCCCTCTTTGTTCTGCATGGAAAGGTGGTCTTAGTAAGATTATTTATGGTATTGGTTTTACAGGTTTTGTAAAGGGACAAGTTAGGAAAAGGGATGGATACGCCTGTCGTGTTTGTGGGGATGACCCTCCCAAAAGGCTCGCTGTACATCATATCAACTATAATAAAAACGACCATCGTCCAGAAAATCTCATCCTTCTCTGTGCCACATGCCATACAAAAACAAACTTTCACAGGGAACGATGGACAAAAGCACTCGAAAGGATAACATGACAACATCATTGGCCGTCAAATACCGTCCAAAACGTCTCGCTGACTTCCTCGGCAATACCGAGACCGTCCAAGCCCTCCGTGCCCTGATGGAACGCGAGGAGATGCCCCACACGATCCTGTTCACCGGCCCGAGTGGAACAGGTAAAACGACCCTTGCACGAATAGTGGCCAGGAGACTCCAGTGCTCAGAGTATGACCTGCAAGAACTGAACACCGCAGACTTCCGTGGCATTGATACGATACGGGATGTGGTACGAAACATGGCGTTGTGTCCAATGTCCGGTAATTATCGAGTGTGGATATTGGATGAGGCACACCAACTATCCAAGGATGCTCAGCATGCCTTGTTGAAAGCACTTGAGGATACACCCAAGCATGTTTATTTTCTATTGGCTACTACTAATCCGGAGAAGCTTCTGCCCACGATCAGGACCCGGTGCGTGGCGTTTGACGTGAAGCCATTAAACGATAAATTGATGGGGGAGTTAATCAGCCACGTACTTCAGGGCGAAGGAGATCCAGAAGTCCCACAGGAAGCCATTGACCAAATTGTTCAAGACTCGTTGGGGTCAGCACGAATGGCATTATCTATACTTGATAAGGTAATAAATATGGATGCAGGTGACATGCTCACTGCTGCCAAACAACAAGCTGCTGCTCAGTCCGAGGCTATTGTTCTGTGCCGTGCCCTGATTGACAAACGTCCGTGGAAAGCGATTGCCGAGATTATCAAAGGGCTGGAACAGGAGCCAGAAAGCGTGCGGCGAGCGGTGTTGGGATACGCACAAGGCGCGTTACTGAGAGGAGATAATCCACAAGCATTCGTGGTGTTGGATTCATTCCGTCTCCCATTTTACGACACCGGGAAGCCGGGTTTGGTGATAGCGGCGTATAGCAGTGTGTCTTAAATGAACAGCCGCGAAACCGTATAATAAGGTAAGGAGAAAAACATGAGTGAACAAAATTATAACGACGACATTTCTATCGACCCTGACGCCCTCGATATTGGATGGACGAAACAAGCGCGAACCTTCTTCAAATACGCTGAGCTGGCCGCCAAGGCTCGTGATGCTATGGACAGGCAGAAGGAACGCTTGGACGTTCTACAAGCAGACCTCGGATTGAAGATCCGCTCAAACCCCGCCAGTCATGGACTGGAAAAAGTGACAGAAGGTGCGGTCCAGTCTACCATCATGCTCAAGCCGGAGTACACCGAGGCGAATAAAAAACTGGCCGACCTCAAGTACGAATATGAAGTACTGATTGCCGCCGTTCGCGCCCTCGACCAGAAGAAGTCCGCGCTGGAAAATCTGGTGCGGTTGCAAGGCCAGAACTACTTCGCTGGGCCGTCAGTGCCCCGTGAGATTGGAAAAGAATGGGTCAAGGAGACAGAGCGAGCTGGTGCAAGGGATAAGGTAAAAGAGAAGATGGGAACGGGTCGTAACATCAAGCGATAATTATAACGGGCGCGATATGGATTCGACGTTGTTAGCGAGCAAAGAGATGCGTGCAGGAGTTGGTGGGCAGGCTCCTATATCAAGCCGACCAAACCACTCGACAACGAGTACAAACTCGCGGCTGCTTAGCCACGATAGGAACGGGGCAAGATGGATGCAGTAGCCCTTAGTACGACTCATTACGCATCCCCGATGGGGTTTGTCCGTAGACCGTCAGGAAACGGATTGGTGGAGGGTGATGAAATCATCGCCCCTAAGTTGTCGGACTTAAACCGACTACGCATGTAGATTCTCTCGCGGACTGGCGGCGGACGGGGGTTCAATTCCCCCCGCGTCCACCACTTGATAAGGAAATGAAATGAACATCACAAACCTGTCGCCGTTTCAATTGACGCTGGGAGTGATAGTAATACTGCTGTCCTCGTGGTTTTGGATATACATTGCAAGCCGGTTAATGAGTGCAGGAGTGATCAGGTCTTGGATGGAGTTTATGGCAAAGAAAAAACCGCCGAAAGGCAAACAAGAGGAGGAGGAACGATGAAGAGTTCGCAACAGTCAATGAAGGATCGCGTCCGAAAACGGGCCGAGACCCACAAGAGTCGGGGAGGGTTAGATACGCTGGCCCTGCCGGAAGGTGTCGAGTTGTTCAAGCCAGAGAAGGGGACCATCGAGTTTGACATCATCCCTTACAAGGTGACCGCTGACAATCATCCGGAAGTCAAGAAAGGCGAGATTTGGTACGAACGTACTTACATGTCCCACCGCAATGTGGGACCGGAAGAGAAAGCCATCATCTGCCCACGCACGATCGGCAAGCGGTGCCCGATCTGTGAGGAATACCAGAGGCTCAACAAAGATCCCAACGCTGACGAAGACGTCGTCAAAGGTCTGCGTGCCAAGGAACGCGAGCTGTTCAACGTGGTGATGAAGGATGGCGATGGTGAAGTAATGGTCTTGAACATGAGTGTCCATCTGTTCGGGTTGAAACTGGAACAGGAAATCCTGGAAGGCGACGAGGGCAATGCGTCCTTCGCCGAACTGAAGGGTGGCAAGACGCTCAAGGTTCGCTGGGAGCAGAAGTCCATGGGAACGGCCAAGTTCGTCGAAGCTGGCCGGATTGACTTCAAAGATCGGGACGATCTTGACGAGGATACGCTGGACGTTGCCGTGGATCTGGACAAGGCACTGAAGATTCTGTCCTATGAAGAGATTGAGAAAATCTTCCAGGCCGGTGGAGACGAAGATGAAACGACCCCTGACAAAGATAGTGGGGGTGATGACGATCAGGGAGAAGAGAAACCCGCCAAACGTAAGATTGGTGGCAATCGTAAACCGGCAGATAAGGTATCCTGTAAAGCTGACAATCTGGACGATGACGACCAGATTCCTGGCTTGGAGATACCCCCCAAAGGAAAGGCCAAACCGAAGGAAGACGAAGACAACGAGTGCATAGCCTGTGACGGAACCGGCAAGAACAGTAAGGGTGCGGTGTGCAAGATATGCAAAGGCACCGGCCTGATGAACGAAGCCACGCCTGAAGCAGGAGGAGACGAGAACGAGGGCAAAGACGACGATGCCAAAGGTGATGACGAGCCTGAAAAGAAAACAAGAACCATCGGTCGCAAGATCACGAGATAGTTTCCTGTCCGGATTGCCTACGACGAGAACCTCACTCGCAGACAGAGGTAGGTAGGACCCGGCTGGTTAGGGGACCGCTCAGTTTGCTGGCACCTGAGCCAAAATAAAAACCAGCAGGATTTTAATATGAACATACTAACTGACAACGACCCCTTCCCATTCGGCAAGTTCAGAGGAACGAGAATGATAAATGTTCCTGCCTCGTATCTTGACTGGGCGAGCGGGCAGGACTGGCTTGATAAATGGCCTGATGTGAAAAAGTACATCGCTGATAACCGTGCCGTAATCAACAAGGAACTTGAACGTAGTGAAGAAGATTGGGAAAGTCAGAAACAAGACGCCGCCGCCGAGTTCTAAGGAATTAAAATGACAACACGAACCATCAAACGAACGCCATCCATGACCGAGCAGATCGTTGCTCATGTTAATGTGACGTCTGACGAAGCCCCTGCACAGGACGGCAAATACATCTCCACCGGATCTGCCCTGCTGAACCTGGCATTGTCTGACAAGGCTGACGGCGGTTACCTCCCCGGCAAGATTGTCAACGTGATCGGTGACAGTTCCAGCGGCAAGACATTTCAATGCCTGACCACGTTGGCCGAGGCCGCTCACAATCCTGCTTTTGACGACTACCTGCTGATCTATGATGACGCAGAAGCCGCCAGCGAGTTTGATCTGGTAAAGTTGTTTGGACAGAAGACTGCCGATCGTATTCTGCCTCCAAGTCTTGATCGGGACGAACCAGGACACAGTCAGACTATGATGGACTTCCAATCGAGCGTCCGGCGTCTGCTATTGAGCGGCAAGCCGATCATTTACATCCAAGACAGTTTTGATGCCTTAACTACCGATCAGGAATTGAAGCACGCCGCTGACCTGCAAGACGCTCATGATAAAGGTAAGGAAGCCAAAGGTACGTATGGAATGGAAAAGGCCAAGCACGCAAGCATCCTTTTGCGCCTAATTGCTGCTGAGGTGAAAAGGACGGCCAGTCTCATTGTTATCATCAGCCAAACGCGGGACAACATTGACCCGATGTCGTTCCAACGAAAGACGCGGGCAGGGGGCAAAGCACTTACTTTTTATGCGGCGTACGAAATGTGGCTGGCAGTAGCAGGGAAGCTGTCTACCAAGGTGAATAACCACAACCATGTACAAGGTGTGATCAGTAAAGTTAAGATAACGAAGAATAAAGCGAATGGTAAGATAAGAGAGATCCCAATGAAGATTTATTACTCTTACGGGATCGATGATATTGGAACTTGCATAGACTTTTTAATTGATGAGGGCGTGTGGCCAAAGGATTCCACTGGACGTATAAACGCGAGGGGACTCAGCAGCCAACCAACACGGTATGATAAATTGGTCGCCTTTATTGAGCAGGAAAATAAGGTAGAGAAACTCCACCTAATATGTCAAGAGGCATGGCTGGATATTGAACAGCAATTAACTTTGAAACGCGCCCCAAAATATACTTGAAAATAAAGGTTGCCTTTTGTAAAGGACATGCTATAATGTACGGCAAGAATAGAGTAGCTCTCGAAAAGGCGGTCACAGTCACTGCCCTGTCTTGCCTGTTCTTATTGACTGCAACAACTATGACTGGAGTTGCCATGAAACGAATCATCCGTCGTCCCCCTGAAGCTCCCCTGTGCGCCTGCGGTTGTGGTCTGCCTGTAAAATGGAATAGAGGGAACCATTGTTGGTATCAGTACGGCGCTGCCGGACACAATCAACGAAATCATAAAGCTACCATACAAACCCGATTAAAGATGTCATTATCAAGTAAAGGAAAACCAAAATCGGAAGCACATTGCCTTGCCCAATCAAAGGCACGATATAAATATTACGAAACCCACGATCCGTGGCCGCTTGGCAAGACTTATCCCATAGAGGTGAAAATCAAACAGAGCAATTCACTGAAATGCTATTGTGCAACACATCCTTATTGTCATTCAGCAGAAAGAAATCCAGCATGGCGGGGTGGGATTTGTAATTTCCCATATCCATTTGAATGGAAAAAAATAAAAGCAATTATTAAACGCCGGGACAAACACACATGTCAACTTCCGTCCTGCAAAGGGACAGATTTACAACTGCATGTTCACCACATCGACTATAATAAAAGTAATTGCCAGCAGAGCAATTTAATAACACTTTGTAGAACCTGCCATTGCAGAACAAGTTGGCGTAGAAATCAGTACCAAAAAATGTTCACAAAACTAATGCAGATAAAAGGCTACACATAAGGAGAATAACGATGTCAATATGGTGCCCCAAATGTCATTACAAGACAGTGCTTGCCAAATTCTTCGGTGATCGGTGTCCTCAATGTGGGACGCTCGTTGAGGCAGAAAATGTTCTGCACAGGGATCCGTTCAAGATACAGGAGAAGCACAAAAAGCACAACGACCGACCGAAGAAGTTTGCATTTGACCAGAAAGGTGGGACGGACACCGATACCACGCCTGGTAGCATTAAGTCGATCCACACAGAATCCCTTGGTTTGTATGACACGGAGAAGAAGTGATAACCCTGCTCATGGACTGCAGTTCTGCCTGTTATCGTGCGTACTACACTACCGGCGGCATGTCCTCAGGTGGGTCAGCCACAGGAATACCATACGGCTTCTTTTACTCGCTCTTGATGCTGTCCGAACGGTTTCATACCAATAAGTTTATTTTCTGCTGGGACAGCAAGGCTTCCAAACGCCGAGAATTATTTGCTGATTACAAAGCGTCCCGACGTAAGGGTTTGACTGATGAGGAGCGCAAGGAAAAACAAGACATTTACGCACAGGTAAACGCTCTCCGCGACGAGCTTATTCCGTGTGTGGGGTTCAAGAATGGGTTTCATCAGGAAGGACTTGAGGCGGACGACTTGATTGCCCAAGCAGTGATTGACAATCCCACAACCACTTTTGTCGGGGTGTCTGGAGACAACGACCTGTTCCAACTCCTGCGATTCAAAAACTATACCATGTTCAGCCCGACTGCCAACAAATTATGGACTGCTTCGTCCTTCGCATTGGAATACGGAGTACCCGCCCGTGACTGGGTAGCGGTGAAGTCCATAGCAGGGTGTCCTGGTGATGGGGTACCAGGCGTGCCAGGAGTAGCGACCAAGACGGCAGTTCAGTATTTGAACGGTGAACTGAGGAAAGGGAAAAAGTGTACTGCCATAGAAAATGACAAGGCATGTATTGTACGGAACTATAGTCTCGTGGCCCTACCGTTTAAGGGGACAGAGGCGGTAAAGGCAATGCCTGATGATTTGTCAATAGTGAAGCTACTCCAATTATTTTCTGATTTAGGATTTCAATCATTTTTGACACGACCAATGCAGATTAGATGGTCAAAGTTTGTTGAGGGGTATGTTAAATGAATTGCGACCAAACCGTATAATAGAGTATGAACACCTGCCCACAGCACCCAGATAACAATGGCGATTGTAGACGGTGGCCGATGTTGCACGGTCTTTGTTGGTTGTGTGATTCGTTCGAGACTGAACAAATGGACGTAATGAAACACGAGGAACGAGCCAAACATGGAAAACGAGAACGAACAGAATCAGGCCCGAACGGAGTTTACCACCGAGCCGGGTGAACAAATCTATTTGGCAGTGGATAACGGCGTTTCGGGTTCGCTGGCGGCACTCAACTCCCACGGCCAACTGGTGGACTTCCGACCCACCCCGGTCTTCCTATCGCAGGACTATACGAAAGCCGTTAAGAACATCAACAGGGTGGACACGAAGAAGCTCGGGGAATATTTCCAGATGATGTTAAATCTGGCCAAGGACGATCCAGAACGATTGCGTGTATTCGTGGAGAGGCCATTGGTCAATCCCAGTATGTTCAAGGCCACTGGATCAGCCCTACGTGCGCTTGAGGCAACCCTGATCTCATTAGAGAGTCTGAATATCGCCTATCGGTTTGTTGACAGTCGGGAATGGCAGAAGGTAGTACTTCCCAGCGGATTGAAAGGACGTGATCTGCTGAAACAGGCCAGCATGGATATTGGCATTCGATTGTTCCCACTGGTGGTTGAGAAGATACGGAAGCAGAAGGACGCTGACAGTTTACTTATGGCAGAAGCAGCGAGAAGGGGGAGATGGTGATGAAAAAGAAACCTACAATTTGGATCAAGGCTCAAATTCTTAACCGCAAGACAGGCAGGTTAAATACCATGAAATGGGTATTTGAATGGAACAGTATCTCGGTATCATGTAAACCAATACCTGTTCCAATTGAAGGCTACCTAAACCGTTTTGAATGGGTGCCCAGTAAAGCAGCAACGTTGACCATTACAGGAAACCGACAATGATCAAATCCTTGTCCATACAAAACTTTCAGTCACACAAAGACACCACACTCGAACTTGACAAGGGTGTAAATGTTGTGGTTGGTCAGTCCGACTCTGGCAAAACCGCCGTCCTCCGTGCCCTGAAGTGGTTGGCAACGAACCGGCCCAGCGGTGATGCTTTCCGATCCCGGTGGGGTGGAGACACCGGGATGCGAGTCGAGTTAAAAGAAGGAACAGTAATCACACGACAACGAGATAAACGAAACAACACTTATGGAATAGACGACACTCAATTATTCAAAGCCCTCGGGACAGATGTTCCTGAGTCTGTCGTTACTATGCTAAACCTGTCCGACCTTTCCTGGCAGTCACAAATGGATGCACCATTCCTGCTATCCTCCAGCCCAGGCGAAGTCGCACGTGCCCTGAATGAAGTGGCCGACCTGGAGAAGATTGACACTACCCTGTTCAACGGCAA